AGCTTCACTAGATCAGTAATGTCTGCCCAAGTTAGTGCTGCCACATCTGTACCTGCAGATATATCTAAGTTGTTGACGTTTCCATCATTTAGAATACCTGTTGGCTGTCCAGATGAACCAGAACCATTTATTGCATAATATTCAATCTTATCAGCAATAGATCTTAGTAGATCGTCTTGAACAATTTGCTCGATTGCAGGAACACTTTCTAACATTAACAATCTTGACATAGTTGCGAATGCACCTAATGTTCTAGGCTGTAATGTTACACCTGCATCTGTTGGACTTTGATCTGAAACATCACCTGCTTCTTCCACAAATCCTGCTGCTGCACCAGTAGCAATCTTTGGCATTCTAACTCTATTTGTTAGTCCACCAAGATAAGTAACACCTAAGTTAGCCATTACTTGCTTTGCTCTTAATGCTTCGATGAATAAATCACCTCTTTGGATTGTTGGAACAAACTGATCTGTTACATTCTCACCTGCGATTGCACCAGTTGCTGCAGTTGTCATAACACCAGATCTCCAAGCAAAGTCTGGAACATAAAATCCCTGTGACTGCTTACCAGTTCTTCTTGTTATTTCGTCTGAAAGTTCCCTTTCATAACCTGCATTTTTCCAGTCTCCAGTTACTTGTGCCTGTATCATTCTTCCTAAAGAATAAGTTCTTTTTTCTTTAGCAGACTGCTCAATTACAGTTACTGGTGTGTCTAGTGGCTTGTCGTTTCCAATAACATCTAAAAGTTCACCTCTGAACTCTGCAATGTCAATTCCACGACCGATAGCATCTTCACCTAAATCGGCTTTATTATGCTTTCTTGCTAAAGTCATTATTTCTTTAGCATTTTTTGATGCTGATTTGGCTGCTTCTGCCCTTACTGCATCAAGATCGATTTTTTCAGACATATCTTTCTCCTTTATCTGAATGGTTGATTTTAATGTTTCGGAACTAGAACGACCAACACCAACAAGATTTGACTGATCTGCAGGAATTGACACTATACTAATTTCCATTGGTGTAGTAGCGACACGATAATAATCTTCTGGATCATCCTCACGTTCTACTTTTTTGTCAACACGATAGCCAACGCTAATGTTTTGCCTAATCCCATCAACAACATCATTGAACACTTCAGAAGCCTGTTCACCTTTTCCAAAGCGAACAGATGCTCTTAATCTTCGAGCATTTTCATCAAGTTCAACTGATTCGACAACTCCGATTTGCTTTTCCATATCGTGATCTAATAATAGTGGCGCACGACCAGAGTTTAAAAATTCTAGGTTCATATTTTCTTTTGTATGATCCATTACTTCCATTCCAAACTGTCTTTTTACAGGTTCTTCGCTTGAAACACCTACTCTAACAGTTCTAGTTTCTTCATCTATAGCTTTATCATCAAGATGCATCGCCCTATAATCTAAAGTAATAGGCTCTTTTCTTTCATCTTCATGTTCCATCTTTTCTTCTTCTTCGTGACCCATTTTTTCTTCAGTCATTTCCTCAGATGGTTCTGCATGATGCTTTTCAAAAACAACTGTGACTGTGTCCTCAGTTTCTTGAACATCTACAACGTGTCTATTTTCCATTTTAGCACCTCTTTCCTTTAATGCAGCTTCAAATAAAATATAATCAAAATCATTATCTTTTAACCATTGTTTAGCTTCTTCTTCAGTAAACTCTTTTTCATCAAATCTAATAGCTTGTATTTCAGACCCTTGATCGTTAATACCATAAATAAAATCTATACCTTTACCACCTGCATCCTTTTCACGTCTGAATATATCATATTTATCCGGGTTTGTTAACCTCGCTGAATGCTCATTAGGATATGGTCTAACATATTGTTCATATTCTCTTTTATCTTCATCTATCTTATCTAGTTGTCTATCTTTATTTCTTGCCCAACTTTGACCAACATCACCACCCCACAATGCCCAAGCTATGCGACCTGCTGATGGATAACCATCTTCACCGGGAGAAAAACCCTCCCCCTCTTTATCAACTTCATGCCTTGAAAAATAAGAATGCATTCTTCTAACTGTTTCAGCAGATACTTCTTGTCTATTAATTAGCTGTCTTGCCCTTGCGACACCTACCTCAGTTCCACCTCTGCCAAATTCTTTGCGCCAATCAAGACCCTTTTGTGCTTCTTCAGCCATTGCTTCAGTTGGTGTAAGGTCTATATCTTCCCCTTTATACTTCGCCATCATCTTCTCCACTTGTTACTTCTGGCTCGGCAGGGAATTTTTGACCAAATGGCTCAAATGCCATAGATAATCCAAATTGATTAGCCATTTCTTTATCACGATTGATCTGGCTAAATGTTTCTTCTACATCACGACCATAATGAGCAGCAACATCTTGATGCGATAATATACCATTCTGCAATCCAACAACTGCAGCATTTATTTCTTTTAGTGGGTCAATCCAATTCCAACCACGACCCCTAAAAGTAGAATTATCGTAAAATTTATCAAATTTAGTTGATGGTATTGGTATTGTTCCAAAGTCCATCGCACTTGAGAGCCAATCTTTGAACACAACTTCGGCAAAATGTTGAACCATAAATTCTTGCAAAGATCTATAACCATCTCTTTCATCTAATGCTCCTTGTCTTATTGAACTGTAATTAACAGATGATAAATCACTTGATAAAGCTGCATAACTAACATTTAATCCAGATGCTACACCTCTAAGCATAGCACTTTCAAATTCAGCAAATCCAGTATTAGGATGGTCTGGATCAAACATCTTAATATCATAACCTGCAGGAAGTTGATGGAATGTTCCCGGCTCAACATCTATCATTGGCATATGACCATCATGCAAATCATCACCCATAAAGTCATCTGAATTAGGTGTTGTTAACATTCCCATTTTAGATGCACCAATTCTTGCAGCAATTATTTCGGCTTCCCTATAAGCACCTAACATCTTTAAAGTGCTAATAACAGAAACCATAAATGGCTCACCTCTTGTCATATGTGTTCTGGTTGGCATAAAAACGTGGATCATTTCATCTGCTGGAACTCTAATATGCTTCTGACCCGGTGTTTTATTGTAATGTCTATCTCCGGGATGGCTGGTTAAAACCCAATAAGCAACAGGTTTATGATATTGATCTAACTCAACACCCATTCTAATTTGATTGCCATTTTGCAGAACTTCATTCTTTTTCTCATCGACCATATCAGCTTCAATTAATTGCAAGCTAAAATTATCTTTATATCTTTTGCCAGATAGCTTTTTGATAAATACTTCACCATCCCTAGCTAATGCTTCAATTGCATATTTTTGGCAATCTAACCAACTCATACGACCATCAACAGTTGGATTACCTAATCTGCCCCAACTTTTCCAAGCATTTTCAATAATCGCATTTCCCGGTCTGTCTAATGTGCCATCTTCATTTCTAGCTTTAACTTGTAAATGGAAACCCTTGTCACCAACAACATTTGTTTTAATTAGATTGATATATCGCTTTGCAAATTCATTATCTCTAACTAATTCTCTTGATCTATTTCTTAAAACTTCAAGATTATATCTTAATTCGCTATCTGCACTAAAAGAAGAACCAACAAAGTCGCCAAATAAGCGACCACCTCTTGCACCACCATAATTTCTTTTCTTGATTGTTTTTGGATTTTGGTCACGTTTTAAAAAATCAAAAATACCCATCTAAAACCTCACCGATATAGTTGCGCCAGTTGGCTTACCTTTTTTTATAAGTTCTTTTCTTTTATGCATTGCTAGTTCTTTTTTATAATAATTTCTCCATTGAACTAATTCATCTGGTGACATTTTAGATAAAGAACGACCATTAATTGAATAAGATAAAACATCTGCATCTGCTCTGCCTTGCAAAACAGTTTCAATTTTATCTAACATTATTTCTACATGACTTCGTGGATCTGCATTGTTAACATCTAAATCTGGCTTAATTTCCCATTCACCAGTTGTTATAACAATTCTATTTCCACTAGCTGTTTCAGTAACCTCTAACTGCCAATGATAATTGCCCTCAACATAGGCTGTACTAACTGCACTTGTTATTGTAAATAAATAATCTTTATCAGAATTTGTCCCATTTATTATTATCTCATTTGCACCACCCTCCCTAATTCTAGCAACATATGCCATAGTGTGGGTCGTGTTAGGATAATCAGCCGATAAATCTGTTCTTTTCCATTGAACAAAATCGCCTATTACAAATTCTTCTGGTTCTTCTGTAGGAGCATTATCTGCATCAAAAAGGTTAGCCACAATAAATCCCTTTTACAAATTTTTTATTTTGTCAAGTTACTATAACCCAAAATGGACTTTTTTGCCATAGCTATTATCTCCACCCATTTACAAAGCTATTCCCCCTATAACGATTAGGTCTAATAGGTCTTTTAGATGGTTCTTCTGTCGTTTTTACTTTTTCATTTTGTATTCTATCAGAAATTACGTTTAAATTTAAGTTTAAAATTGATAATGCCCCAATAGCATAAACCCTGCAATCTAATGCTTCATTTCTAGTTCTAGTTTTAACAAATTCACGTCTGGGAAAACCCTTGTGGAATTTTGTGACTATCTTTTCACTTGATGCCAATTGTTTAAAATATTCATCTGATCTATCATCTGGGAAGTGACAATAACCTGCACCAACCTCAGTTATTTTTAATCTTGAAAAAATAAGTTCTTTAATGCTGTCAACACCTAAAGTAAACAATCTTATTTTACCAATATTATTCCTTGTAGGTCTTGACACAATAGGTCTACTTTCTCCACCCATACCTTTAATCGCAAATATTCTTCTACCCTCTCTAGGTCTGACAAAGTTATAAACTGCTTGTGTATAGTGTCCACCACTATCAATACAAGCTGATCTGATTTGCAACTGCCTACCATCTTCAGTTTCATAAATATTTTTTAGAATATTTTCTAGATCATTCCATAAATGAGGTGTTGATGGATCACCATATAGAGTTCTGTAATCAACACTCCAACTTTCTTCATCTTTGCCCCAACCAACAACCTCTAATTCTAGTCGATCATCTTGCACGTCAACACCACAGGTCAATATCATAATATTACTATCTAATTTATCGCCAAAAGGTTCAGCACGTTCTGCAACTGCATAATCATCAACACGTTCGCCTTGATCTTCCCACGTTTCAGCTAAATAAGTATTTACAAATACTCGCAATGTATCTGGCATCTTTTTAGCAACCAAAAAACTTCTTACTGCTTCTGATAATGGTGTCCAAGGTGAGTAAATCCCATTAATATGGAAACCTGCTGTGCCATTAAAATCTTCAGTTGCTACCCAGTTGCCATTTTTAATTGCCCTATATCGCATTGCATCATCCCAAGCAGAGCCACATTCCTCACAAACATAACAAGCAGTATCTGGTTTATCTTCTTCCCAATTAACATTTGACCAGATTAACTTTTGTTCATGCTTACAATCTGGACAAGGCACATAATAAAATCTTTTATCACTTTCCTCAAAAGCACTTTCTATCCTAGATGCACCTTTATTTGTAGGTGTAGAAACCATTATTATTTTTCGATTATATGTAAATGTTTTAGTTCTTGCTTTACTTAATTCTATTGGATCACCCTCTGACCCTGCTGATGCCGGGTAACGATCAACCTCATCTAAAAACACACATCTAATTGGTCTAGCAGCTAGACCAGATGGTGAGTTTGCACCCACGATTGCAATATAACCTCCGGGAAATTGTTTCTGATAAATAGTGTTGCCACTATCCCTTGATCGTGGGTCTTTAACTAGGTTCTTTAAAATTGGTGTATCTCTAAGCATAGGAGATAACCTGTCACTAGACCACATCTTAGCTAATTCTAAAGTTGGCTGAACTACAAGCATAGGCGATGGATCTTGCGATACATAATAACCAACAGAATTATTAATTATTTCTGTTTTTCCTATTTGTGCGCCTGTCATAAAAACAATGTTTTCAATCTTAGGATCACTTATAGCCTGCATCATTCCACGTTGATAGCTTGCTCTATCAGTTGACCATAATCCCGGTTCAGCAGAACTCTCTGGAGATAATCGTCTATGTTTATCTGCCCACTCGTCTATCTTTAGATTTGGAGGTGGCTTCATTGATTGCAACGTCTGTTGCATTATCTTCATCAGAGTCGTGTGATCTGATTGGCTTTGTAACTCTAACCTCGACATTTGCTATTTCCTGTAGTGCATCATAAATATGATCTTTTAAAATAGTTTTAACTTCTACTAATTTTTCTGCTGCATATACCTCTGGAGCAACCCTTTGAGGAAATGCCAATAATTTTTGGCGCATATTTTGGCTAACCTCTAACCAAGCATTTTCAACATCACTTGATGGAATTAACTGTTCTTCAATTTGTGCCTTTTCAATTTCTGCCATATCTGCTCGAACTTTTGTTAATCTAGTTCTGTGAGCATTATAATCATCACCATTTGTATCTGCTTTTATAGATCTTTCTTTTAAATATTTAATATAACCTTGTACTGCCGGGACTAATTCATATCGACCACGTTCTGCTTTAGGAATAACTCCCTCTGCTGATAATTGTTGAACTCGTCTAGGTGTTAAATCCAATAACTTAGATATTGTATCAAGTGGAAATGTTGTTGCTGCCATTTTTCATTTCATCAAAAGTTTTATTTGTTTTTTCGTGGATTGCTTTTTTGCCTGTAAAATCTTGCCATCTTTGGATTATTACATCTACATATATTGGATCTAGCTCCATTGTGTAGCATATTCTATTAGTTTTTTCACAAGCTAACAATGTTGAACCAGAGCCACCAAATATATCAACAGCTAATTGATTTTTTTTAATACAAGCACAAATATTTTCAATTATCATTTTTACTGGTTTTGGAGTCGGATGCCCAACATTACTATCTTTATGGCTTTCTTTGTCGTGTTTATATACATAGCAATCATCAAGATAATTCTCTTTAGTTGGTTTTGGATTACCCTTAACAAAAATACAGCAAGGCTCAGTTTTATTAATCCAAGCTGCGTGTGGAAAAGAAATTCTATTTGATTTATACATTGTGATAAGCCTAAAAAATTTCCAACTCCCATTAAAATTTAATAAATGAAATTTTCTTGGACTTTGCCAAGCTAGTAAAAAACAATCATTTGAAGATATTAAATAACAATTTTCTTGCCATAATTTATTAAATTCTAAAAGTTTTTTGTCATTTAAATTATCATTTAAAATTTTATTACCATTATTATCTTTAAATGATATCCCATAAGGTGGATCAGTAAAAATCATATCTGCTTTTTTATTATTCATTAATTCATCTATTGCATCTATACTAGTGCTGTCGCCACACATAACTCTATGGTCACCCAATAACCAAACATCACCTAAAACAGAAGTGGCTTCCTCTGGTTCTGGTGGCACTTGATCCTCATCAACTAAACCCTCTGTTACAGCTTCTGCTAATAAAGCATCTAGTTCTTCATCATCAAAACCTGTTTGTTCTAAGTCATAACCATTCAGTTGAAGATCTTTTAATTCAAGGGATAATAAATCTTCATCCCATTTCGCCTGTTGACCAACTCTGTTATCTGCAATCCTATATGCTTTTATTTGATTTTCTGTGAGATCGGTTGCGATATGTATTGGCACTTTTTTATAGTTTAATCTTCTTGCAGCAGCTAACCTAGTATGCCCGGCAATAACAACCATTTCCTTATCTACAACAATAGGTTGTCTCCATCCAAATTCTTTTAATGAACTAGCAACTTTAGATATAGCTTCATCATTTTGACGTGGATTTTTTGCATATGGAATTATATCATCAATATTAACTTCTTGTATTTTCATAATAAAACGAAATGCTCCCTTATCTTCTGTCGCTAGACAAACTCTGCGCTCCCGAAATACCCACAATGCACAAGGCTAGGAAGTACCTTTTTGTCTGCGATAAGACCATTATCATCGTCTAGCAGTCCTTTTAGCTTCTTGCAATCGCACTCTAAACCTATCAGCAAACCCTTGATTGCGACTAAACACAACACGTTCACCTATCTTACTAAAAGGAAATAATGGTTCATACTGTGCTTTATCCACATATCTTGCGACTATGCGAATGTTTTTATTATTGCCATACCTTTCCCATATTCCCTCATTAGACTTTCCTGTCCTACCTCTGGGAATACCTTTAAAGAATTTCTTCTTGTCGTTTATAATTCTGCTATAAGTTGCTCTAGTGATGTTGCCATATCTATTGAGCTTAGTGTTAGATGTCGGAACAATTATAGATCTTTTCTCTGGAAACCTATTCCCACCAGATATCTGAAACTTTAAATATTTTTCTTGAGCTTTATCAATAAACACTTCAGCAGTTAGATTTCTTTTATTTGATTTCTTATATTTAAAACCTCTCCTAGTAAAAGCAGTTGCTCCACCTGCAAATGTATCATTACTCTTTTTAGGCATTACTTTCCTAGACATATTAAAAGCCACATCGTTCAAGGCTCTCGATGCTGCAAAAGGTATTTGGTTTTTTCCAAAAGCATTAAGTGCTTTAGTTACTGAAGATATGTTTGTTGAAATATTTATATTCAATGTAAACTTCCTATATCATCAATATTTAATATCATAACTGTTCCTGTGCAATCACTCGCATCAAATATAGTTTTGTAACATTGGTCGCATTCTATCTGCCCACTAAACTCAACAACATTGCCTAATGTCCATTCAGAGCAATATAAGCATCTGACTTTCTCACCAAAGAATTTAACACGATCAATCATAACTTGAATACTACAAGAAAAGCTAATCGTGTCAATAAAACTATTGTTGGCACTAAAACCAAAGTGTCGATCTAATAACTGAATGACCTCTGCCCTTTATACATTCATCCAAAACCCTTTGATATGCACCTTTAAATCTAGGCTCACTAGACCAACCATTTGCCCTAAGTGCAAGAGATTTACATTCCATAACATCCCTATCATAAAACTGTGCCTTATCACCAGATGTTCTTAAATCAACCACTGGATAATAACTGTTGCTGCAACCACCAACCAATAAAGCTGATATAATTAATATGTTTCTCATTATTCCCACTCCTTTAGTTTTTTATCTAGCCTAAAACACAATCTTCTATTTGTTTCTAATTCATTTTTATGATTTTTAAGGAAATCTAATCCCTCTTTATATTTTTCTGAAAAAGGTTCTAAATCTGGTTCATCTTCATTAAAACTTTCCAACATTTCATCTAATATTAAATTGTAACCCTCTAAAGCTGCCATTAGATGCTCTAGTTCATCTTTTGAAAATGCTACTTTCATTGTCTTCTCCCCCATAACTTAAAATCAATTTTATATTTTATACCCTCTAAATCACCACTTTCTCCAACACAATATTGAAAATAAGCAGCCATTTCTTCAGTATCACATTGATCTGCTTTTTCTTTTAAATATTCCATTTTTTCAACAATTATTGATCTTAATAATTTTAATTCATTATCACTTAATTCAAGTTGATTTATTTTAAGTTGTTCCATTTTTATTCTCCCTAAAAAATATGATGAATGCCTTTAGGCATCCACCTTTCCAATGTTGTCAATGTGTCTTTCAAAAATATTATTTAAATCTTTTCTAACTTCTTCGTTAGATGCATAAGCAGCTTTTAGAAAATCAACTGTTACATCTAGCTCTTTTGCAACCTTTTCTAATATTGTTGTGATAACTGAGTTAAAAAGTTTTTTTGTAAATTGTTCTTGTGTCATTTGTTTTCTCCCTTGTTATGCATATATTATTACCAAATTGGTAATAGTATGTCAAACAAGAAATGCACTTTTTTTTAATTTTTTTTATTTAAATTAAATTTGTCGCATATTTGTCTAGTGGTAAGGGTTTCACCATACCAATTAGCAAATTGAAATTTCATAGATGTAGTAAATGCATCTCTTAGTTTATCATAATTAACACCACCATATTCAGATGGATTAGTTTTAGATTTATTGTGAACCTGTTCTATCCAACTTTCTATTAAATCCTTTTGTGGCTGTGAAAGCTCTTTTTCTGCCCTTACAGCGACCTTATCATCTTTTTGGCGTGATTGTACCTTGAAAGGTGTTTTCGGCTTTCTACGAGCTTCTTTTCTGCACCAATTCATATAAAAGGCATTTAGGTTAGCATATTTCTTTTTATTTCCATTCTGCTCATTCCACAATTTTATATCTTCTAAAATTTCTTCTGCATCTAATTCTCTATCATTTGCATATTTTTTTAAATCATCTGTTAAAACTAATTCTGTTAATAAATTTTCTTTTTTCTTATTTTTCTTATTTATATTTATATAATGGTTATTATTAATGGTTCGTACGTCACTAGTGTCGTAACCATTTGCTGATTTGTCGTAACCATTTTTTTGGATATGACAATCTGACACGTCAAGGGTGTCGTAACCATTTATCTTTGGAAACGAATAAAGTGATGTTTTATTCGGTCTAAAATGCACTTTTATAAACCCTAATTTATTTAAATTATCCAACTTCCTCTGCACAGTTCTGATTGAACATTCTGATCTTTTAGCCAATAACTCCTGCGATGGATAAGCATATTCAGTAGCATCATTATAAAGATTAGCTAAATTAATCAATATCAGCTTAGAAGTTGGATCACCTATTTCTAAATCAATTACATAATTTATTGCTTTAATACTCAATTAATTCCCCCTTATTATTGGACTAGTTCCAACTACTTTAAATTTGTCAATAGGATAGTGCGCCACAATACCAAAATCTAAAACATCATTACGATCTAATCTGCCACCTAATTGAACCTCAAAATCTTCTGTAAAATCTATATGCCCCATAACATCTGCCCAACAAACCAAAAGCAAAACCCTCATCCCGGTAATATCTGCTAAACTTCTAGCTGATTGCACTTTGTCAAGACTAATAAACATTGTGTTATATTTATCTTTGTCAAACACTCTGCATTTAACCTCGACAAAACCATAAATATTATTTTTCCTAAAAAGAGCAAAATCTATTTTTTGTGTAAATGGTAGCTTCTTTTTTTCTAGGTTATATATCTTGCAAAACTCATTTATAACAGCTTCTTCACGTTTTAAATCGGCTTTACTTTCATACATTGGTCGCTTCATTAGGATTTTTCCTTATTGTTATATAAATCACAAAAATCATCTAATCTCATAACGACTAATGGATCTTTCCTATCAGCAGCAATCACCAAAGCATCAGCTTCATCAATCCACTCATAGATCTGTTTAAATCCATTACCTCTTTTCTTTAATTCCAGAGTGTAATCTTCATTGTTTAGATTAGCGATAATATCGCCTTTCAGCCACGTTGCACCAGATAAAGGAACACGTTTTGCTTTAATATCGTGGAACTCTAGCTTTTTGACAATCTCACGCTCAAATCTAGCACCTTTATCTCTTTGCATTTTACCCATTAACCCAATCCCTCAAACCAACTTCTGATTTACTTATATCTTCAATTTTAACAATCATATCAACTGATGGAGTTCTTTGCCCATTAATCCACCTGTTAACAGTTACATTGCTGACACATAAAGCATCAGCAAATTGTTTTTGGGATATGTGGTTGGTGGATAACCAATCTTTAAGTTTCATTAAGCTGCTCCTTTAAGCTGATGAAGAACATCATTTGTAAATTTTCTATTGTATTCATTTGGTTGCATACCATCAACAGCTATCCATTGGATTAAACCATCTATTATTTCACCATTTTTATTTTTCTTAATAGTTGCTTTCTGCATCCAAAACCCACTAGCTTTAAGAGATATGCCACTTTCATGTGGTCTAGTATAAGTAATCACACATTTATATCCCATTGCAAAACAAGCTGCTTTTGCTTTACCTAAAAGAAAACTTGCAACATCTTTTTGACCCTTAGTGCATAATCTTCTAATTTCTACATGATCTCTACGTCTATTCCATTTAGAAGATGGAACATCAACAGTTGCTATACCTAATAAACTATTTGCATCAAAACCGATTGCATTACTGTCTTTAATATCAACTGCACCAATAGAAAATTTATGTCTTTTTAGTGGCTCTGAATGTCTATGATTATCAGCAACAAAACTCTGCGCTTCATTAAGTGATAATTTTACATTTACTAATTTCATAATCCCCTCTTATCCAAACACTACTAATAAAAACCAAGCAAATCCAAACAACATAAATAGAAATGCCAACTCTAAAAAATAAATACCAAAGTTTTTTATAAATTTAATCATTTTGTTTCTCCCTTTTTTAAATTAATCAGCCCAAACTTCATATGGCATTTCACCCTTTTCCTCAACTAAACAATTAGTAGGAGCAAACTTTTTATAACTATCTTGAGTTCTAAAACCATTTTTAGTATTAAACCACTTAACACCCCACTCAGTCTTTAATAATGCTTTACCTAATATCCAACCTTTTCTAGTTTCTAATCTTCCAGAGTTTGAATAAAATACTGGATCATAACCACCTTTTTCAACCTTGATCCATTTAACTAAACCCATTGGTTTGCCCTCATGCTTACCTTTAGTATATTTAGGTAAGTTATCAACGGCTTCTTGACCAAACCATTTAACAGCTAATTCATAACCAAAATCATCTGATAAATAAGATTTTCTAACTTTGTATTCTGCCGGATTTCCCATTTTTTAAATCTCCTTGTCCTTGTTACAAAACCATTATTACCGATATGGTTATATATGTCAAACAAAAAAATATCTTTTTTGTAAATAATTGTTGATTTATTCATTTTAATGCTTAGTATCCTATTTATGAGTGACAATAATGATATAGGTTTAGAATGGTTAAGTGTTGATTTAGATCACCTTAGTCCATCACAATTATTAACATCGACACCTAGTTGGATATTCAAATATCTATACTTAGGTCAAGATAGGCGCAATATTGTAGTAGGTGAGAATGCTGCATTAGGCTCTGCTGTGCATAATGGCATTCAGAATGTATTATGTGGCATTCCAACATTCGATGCGACTAGAGAAGCTCAAATAGAGTTTGATATGCATGATGCTAATGAAGATGCAGCAAAAAGAATTAAATATCGTGGCATTATTCCACAAATGATCCAAAATGGTGTTGACGTATTATTGGAAAATGGTTTCTTTGCAGCTATCCCGGAAGAAAAGATAACTACACGTTTTGATGGTGTTAATGTCGATATTATTGGTTATGTTGATTTAGTTGTTCCAGACACTATTTTTTGTGAAATGAAAACAAAAGCACCTAGAAAAACAAGACTTCTTAAAGATGGTTCTCAAGGTTGGTCAAAAGGTTCACTTCCTAAAGTGCCAGAAAAGAACCACGTTATGCAATCAGCTATATATCAAAAGGCATTAAATATAACACCATCTATATGTTATATAAATGAAGTTGAAGCTGTATTGTTTACACCATTTAACTGTGATGAATTAAAAGCAGATAATCTAGCTAAATGCCTTGAGGAAATGCGACAAAAGGCATTAGTTAGACAAAATCTATTGAGGTTTAGTGATGATCCAAAAGTCTTAGCTTCAATAGTTGATCCAGATTGGGATCATGCCTACCAATGGAAACTAGAAGATGAATATTTACAGAAAGCGAGGAAATTATGGGAGTTCTAGTCGATGAAGATGGTATCTTTAAAGATAATAAAAATAACCAAAAATATTTAATAAGAGCAATAGGTCGATTTAGAAAAGAAGCTAAAGCCGATAAATCTGGTAAAAATCCTGCATTTAAAAAGAATGGTTCTTATTTTGAATATAATACTTTAGATGATGTTTTGGATGCTTTAGATAATATTCAAGAATATGGTTTAGACTTTATTCAATATGTATCAGTTGACCATTTAATCACCAGAGTTATGCATTTAGAAACTGGTGAGTTCTTTGAAAGCATGATGGGATTAAAAACTGAAAAAGAAACTTATCAGTCATATGGTTCATGCTTAACATATTTAAGGCGCTATGCTCTTATGACTATGTTTGGATTTAGATCAGCAGATGACGATGCCAACAGTTCGCTTAGAGGTCGTGGGAGTTCTCCCCTTGTTTCTCATAAACCTGCGACCTCTGGGAACACTAGCAATTCCTCCCAAGTTAGTGTTCCCACTAAAATTGACTTAAAAGAAGAATTAGCCAAATGCAAAACAGTTAAAGAAGTAAATGCATATTGGGTTAAAAACTTTTCTGCAAAAGGAAGAACAACAACTGATGCAGAATTAGAATTATTCACAAACAGGAAACAGGAGATTAATAATGAATAATTGTGTATTTGATGGAAGATTAGCAAGAGATGCTGAACTTAAAGATTTAGGTGAGAATAAAGTATGTAATTTCTCAGTTGGATCTAATGTGGGATTTGGTGAAAAGCAAAAGACCATTTGGTTAGATTGCTCCATTTGGGGCAAGAGAGGTGAAGCTCTAAATGATAGCCTAAAAAAAGGTCAACAAGTTTTTATCTCTGGTGAGTTATCCACAAGGGAATATGAGAAAGATGGTGTTTCTAAAACTGCATTATCTTTAAATGTTCAGAGTTTAGCTTTTGGTGCATCATCAAGAAATGCTGAAGATAAAACCTTGTCTAATTCAACTGAACTAAATGATGAGATACCTTTCTAATGAATAAAAATGAATTGTTAGATGCCTGTAAAGTTGCCCTTAATAGTAGAGGGCAACATTATGGCAAGGTATTAGAAAACCACAATCGTATAGCCAAAATATGGTCAATCATACTAGGATCAGATATAACTGAAGAACAAGTTGCTCTGATGATGGTTGGATTAAAAGTTGCTAGATTAATAGAAACACCAGACCATCAAGATAGTATTTTAGACATTGCAGGTTATGCAGCAGTTATGAGTGAATGTGTTGAGGAAAAGAAGACCAAGACCAAAACCACAGATAAGCAAACAGAGGGATATCTTTGGCACAAGAATTAAGCGCATTAAAAATTGTGTTTTTTGTGAAATTGGTATTGACTTAGATGAAGATATTTTTGTTGCAGATGGTCGAGGTGACATTTTGCACATGAATTGCTTTGATGAACGATTGGAGATTTATAATGAGGGAAAAAGTTTACAAAGGAATAAAGAGGACAAAGGAACAGATTGAAGAACAACATCAGCGCTTCAGCAGATGCTTCAAATGTGATGAAGAATTAGAGCCAATAAAAGTTCCTAGAATACAACCTAGAATGTGCAATATTTGCAGAAGAAATGCTAATTATAGCGATGCAGAATTAAAACAAATTCCCAAAAAACTTCAAAAAGAAAATGCCAAAAAAGAAGATTTAGATGAAGATTTAATGTTTGAAGATTGCCCAAAAGCAGTAGCTGAATATGAGAAAGAAAAAAATGTTCCTCATAAATGGTTCTCACCAGTAAGTGGTTCTGGTGGCTCTATGCTAAGTTCAATTATGTCAACTAATCCTAGCAATTATAAACATAAAGTTGGCTCTGCTAAAGATGGCTATAGGTATAAAAGAAAAGACCTATAATGGTGAACCTTGACAACAATCATCAATAACTGAATGACACAATACACATTGTTCATGCCCATTTACGTTAACTGTTTGTAATGCACCTTGACATCTAGGACATCTAGGCAAGCAATGAGTTATTGTTTCTACCCACTCCTCACCAAAACCTTTTTCAGTTTTATCTTCTTTATCCCATTCTTTTTTTAGGTTT